TCGACCAACCTCAATGTCGATGACACTGGTAACACCTTTGCTGGTGTTCTCAATGGCAAGACCAAGGTCTATGTCGATCCATACTTCAGTCAGTCAACCGCATATGACTTCTGCATGGTTGGATATCGCGGAACCAGCCCATACGACGCTGGTATGTTCTACTGCCCATACGTTCCATTGCAGATGGTTCGTGCAGTTGGTGAACAAACCTTCCAACCCAAGATCGCATTCAAGACACGTTATGGAATCGTCAACAATCCATTCGTTTCTACCGCAACTGTTGATGGTGGATTTGGAGACAAGTCAGATCCAACTTCAAGTGGTGTTCGCGCCAACCCATACTACAGAATCTTCCGTGTTGACAACCTACTCTGATAGGTTAACGGGAAAGATAAATAGAAGGAGGGGATGGAAACATCCTCTCCTTTTTTCTTTTGGAGAAAAACATGGCAGAAATCAATGTATCTGATGCAAGTGGTAAACAGCCAAGAAAAGGTGGGTTTTATGCAAATCAACCCTCAAACAAAAACTTTTTGGAACCAACGGGATTCAAATTGGAAATCCCTAAAATACCAAATACCACATTTTTTTGTCAGAGTGTAAACATTCCTGGTATAGCAATAAGTGAAGTCGAACAACAAACAGTTTTCAATCCTATTTTATATCCAGGTGGAAAGGTTGAACATGAAAATTTTACCGCCAGTTTCATAGTCAATGAAAACTTGGAAAATTGGTTGGAAGTATACAAGTGGATAAGAAGCTGCAGCACATACAAGAATTATGATGATGTAGTTCCTGTCGATAAGAGTTTGGTGAGTGATGCAGTTTTATTCATTCTTTCGAGTAAAAACAATCTGATTGCCAAAGTATCATTTCAAGGATTGTTTCCAAAATCTTTGTCTTCAATTGATTTTGACTATGGAGACACTGAGCTTGAAGCATTGAACGCATCTGTTGATTTCGCATTTACCAGTTTTGAAGTAGAAGTTTCTTGACTTTCCTAAAATGAGTGTTATACTTCGTTTATGACATTTGACGAAATTAAAAAAATGGTGGAAAAAGATGTCGTGATCGACGACACCGAATTGGACAAGGAGTCAACACGAACTCCGCAGTTGCACAACAAGTATCTATCTTTGTATCATGATATAAGATTGTCAAAGAAGAAATATGAAACTGAATATAGAATATTGCGAAAGAAAAAGTGGGAGTATTATACGGGAAGAATATCCGATGAAGATTTAAAGGAATATGGCTGGGAACCGTTTCAGCAAAAGGTTCTTCGCCAAGACTTGGACATATTCTTGGAATCCGATTCGGATCTCATCAAGTTGAGAGCAAAAATAGAATATCAGAACGAAAAGTGTGAATACTTGGAAAGCGTTGTTAAATCCATTTCTGCAAGACAATGGACCATTCGCAACGCGATTGAGTGGAGAAAGTTCACACACGGAATAAACTAACATGGAAGAAAAGGTCTACATAGAATGCAAAGACAATGCATATTTGCGTGTCTTTGCTGATGAATCTTTAGAGAGAAACATTTGTGATTACTTTACTTTTGAAGTTCCAAATGCTAGATTCACTCCCGCATACAGAAAAAGAGTTTGGGATGGGAAGATTCGTCTATACAACATTCACACTAAATGCATATATGCTGGTCTTTTTGACTATCTGTTGGAATATTGTGACCAAAGAAACATCAGTGTCAAGATAGATTCTCGGATACCATTCAACGAGAACAAGTTTACCAAGGAAGATATAGAGAATTACTTTGAGAAGGAATTGAAACCACATTCCAGCGGTAAAAACCTCAAACCACATGAACATCAGATAGAGGGTGTTCTCAAAGCTTTGAATCTTCGTCGTTGTCTTCTTCTTTCTCCCACTGCATCTGGAAAGAGTTTGATCATATACTCTCTTCTTCGCTATTACCAAAACATCATATCTCCAAACGAAAAGATACTCATCATAGTTCCGACCATTTCACTTGTTCTTCAAATGTATAGTGATTTTGAAGACTATTCTTCAAAGGACAAATCTTGGAATGTGGAAGACAATTGCCACAAGATTCACGGTGGGCAGGAAAAAAACACCGATAAACAAGTAGTCATATCCACATGGCAAAGTATATACAAAGAGAACGAAAAGTATTTCAAGGATTATAGAGTCGTCATCGGCGACGAGTGTCATCTGTTCAAGGCCCAATCACTCACATCCATCATGACCAAACTCAAGGATTGTCCATATAGAGTCGGATTGACGGGAACACTTGATGGTTCAAAGACACACAAACTGGTCATTGAAGGATTGTTTGGTAAAGTTCAAAAGGTCATTACGACAAAGGACTTGATGGACAAGAAACTTCTTTCTCCTCTCAAAATCAAGTGCATTGTTCTCGACCATACCAACAAGAACAAGGAAGCCTGCAAGGACTTGAAGTATCCACAAGAGATTGAACTCATCATAAATAATAAAGAGCGCAATGAATTTATTCGCGATTTGACGACAAAAACGAAAGGAAACACACTTGTCCTCTTTCAATATGTTGAGAAACACGGAAAGATTCTTTATGAGATGATAAAGAAGAAGGAAACAAAGAGGAAAGTATTTTTTGTATTTGGCGGAACCGAAGGAGAAACCAGAGAGCAGATTCGTGCTATAACAGACGCCGAGAAAAATTCCATCATTGTGGCATCTTTCGGAACATTCAGCACAGGAATCAACATCAAGAGTTTGCAGAACATCATATTTGCTTCACCATCAAAAAGTAGAATTCGTGTTCTTCAGAGTATTGGAAGACAGCTCAGAAAAAGTGAGGGAAAGAAGATAGCAACACTCTTTGACATTGCAGATGACCTTTCGTGGAAAAGTCGCAAGAACTACACTTTGAAGCATATGGTTGAGAGAGTAAAGATATACAACGAAGAAAAATTTGACTACGATATAACTAGAATAACTATGGAAGGGGAAGAAGCATGAGTAAAAGACCCAGACATAGAGTTTTGAAACTCAGAGACGGATCAGACATAATAGGAAGAGTCATAAAAGTTGATTCCGAAGGAATTGTTGTTGATAGACCGATGATGTATTCAATAGTTCCTGTTACTGAGAATGGTAAGATAAAGTATTTCAGTATTTCCTTCCGAAAGTGGTTTGAATTTGCCAAGACGCAAAGATACTACTTTCCGAAGGAATTTATCATTGCCCATTCAGAACCGGAAAAGGAACTAATACGAGATTATGTTCAAGCAAAGAAGTCCAACGATTTCATTGACGAAGCTCTATCGGAAATTGACGAAGAAGACTTGCAAGGTGTGAACATAGAGGATATACTTGAACAACTGAAAGAAGTAGCACCAGACATGGAAGATGCTGACATAGGATTCTTCGGAGATTCTGGAAACACTGCTTCGGAGAAAAGTTCAAGAAAACAGAACAATGATGACGATGATGATATATGGAGAGGGATACCAAGATTTCAATGAGGGAATAAAACATGGCAAAACGCAAACCTGAAAACTACATAGACAATAAAGAATTTCTGAAAGCAATGATAGAGCATAAAAAGCTCATAAAGAAAGCCAAGAAGGAAGACAAACCAATTCCAGGCGTAAGTAACTACATAGGTAAATGCTTTCTGGACATTGCAACCAATCTGGCAAGAAAGCCAAACTTCGTCAACTACATATTCAAGGAAGACATGATAAGTGATGGTGTTGAGAATTGCTTGATGTATGTTGACAACTTTGACCCCAAGAAATCTCAAAACCCCTTTGCATTCTTCACGCAAATCATCTTCTATTCTTTTCTACGGCGAATACAGAAAGAGAAGAAGTATCTTTATACCAAGATGGCATATTTTCGTGAAATGGATTATCGCAAGGAATTCAAGAACTGGGCAGTCAAGAACGATATGGTTGATTCCGATTCAAACGACCCATATCTTGCGTTTTTCAATTTGAACGAAAAGGACTTGGAGAACTTCACGAAGAAGACCACCAAGAAGAAGACAACAAAGAAGACAAGTAAAAAAAAAGTAGTCGCCGTGGAAAAGAATAACTTGGGAAATTATTTGGAATGAAAGTAGCTATAATAGGGGATACTCATTTCGGCGCCAGAAACGACGCAGAGTTATTTCTGAATCACTTTCTGACATTCTTTGAGGAACAGTTTTTTCCATACCTCAAAGAGAACAACATTGATACTGTGATTCATTTGGGAGATTTCTTTGACCGTCGCAAGTATGTGAATGTGAACACATTGAATCAAGTTCGCAAGAGGTTTTTGAGCAAACTGGAGGGAATCAAGTTTCATTGCATTCTCGGTAATCACGACACATATTACAGAAGCACCAATGAAGTCAATTCATTAAAAGAAATTTTGGGAGAACGGTATTCGTCATTCATTCTACACGAAGAACCTGTTACAATGGATTTGGCGGGGTTGAGCATTGCGTTGGTTCCTTGGTTGAACAAGAGAAACGCAAAGGATTTTCTGTCTTTCATCAAGAAATGCCGTGCCAAGATTCTGATGGGACACTTTGAAATCAATGGGTGTGAAGTGATTCCTGGCTTGAAATTCCGAGATGGTTTGGAACCCAAATTGTTTTCACGATTCGATGCTGTATACAGTGGTCATTTCCACGCAAAGCAATCCAAGGGAAACATACACTATTTTGGAACTCCATATCAAATCACGTTTTCCGATGCGAACATGAAGAAGGGGTTTCATGTTCTTGATACTGAAACTGGAGAGTTTGAGTTTGTGGAGAACAAAAACAAGATGTTCCATGTCTTTGTATATGATGAAAACGAGGAATTGAACAAGGAAGATTTCAGGAACAAATATGTAAAGATTCTTGTTGACAGAAGAGAAGGAAGAAGTAACAATGGAGTTGACTTGTTGATTGACGAGTTGAATTCTCTTCCTGTAGCAAATCTCACTGTTGTTGAATTGGATGATGAAAATTCAACAGAGGAAGAGAAGATTGATTTACAGAAAGACACTTTGACCATAATCTCAGAAGAGATTGATCGCATGGGTATAAATAGTCCAGAGAAGCTTAAGAAGATTATCAATGAACTTTATGTAGAGTCGTTGAATATTTGAAAGGAAATGAAAATGAGCAATATCAAACTAATTCGCACGCAGAGCAACGAAGAAATCATCGCAGAAGTGGTTGAGGAAACAGAACAGGGAATCTCGTTCAAGAATCCTTGTGTTCTTGGTCCAACCGAAAAAGGACTCGGGTTCTTTCCTTGG